GTTTTCGATAAAAATGAAATTTATTTTTTAAATGGTTACTGGCAAAGCGAAAAATTTTTTAAAAATTATAGGGAAGACATCCTGGCGTCTATTCAATTACCAGCATTTAAGGATTGTGATTTTAAGAACTCCTGCTCTCTCCATATAAGAAGAGGCGATTACTTAAATTTAAGAGATATACACCCAATTTTGCCAGTAAATTATTATGAAAAAGCTTTAGAAATATTAAATCCCAGCGGAAATGTATTCATATTTTCAGATGATATAGAGTGGTGCAAAAAAAATATAACACATAGTAACTCAATTTTTATAGACGGAAATTCTAATATAGAAGATTTAGCTCAAATGTCTAACTGTAAAGATAATATTATTGCAAATAGTTCATTTAGCTGGTGGGGCGCGTGGTTAAATAGAAATCTAAACAAACGAATTATTTGTCCTAAAGAATGGTTTGGTAGTAATAATTCTGATGATAAAGACATTCGGCCAGAAAACTGGGTTCAAATATAAAATTAGTTTGACTTTAAATTAAAAATATTTTATATATTCCATATAATGGAAAAAAATATAAATACTTTGTACATGAGCAAAAAAATTGATACAGCGAATATCTTAAATATTGAAGATGCTAAAATAGCATTAAATGGGAGGAAATGTATTGTAGTTACAGGAGTAACAGGACAAGATGGGAGTCTTATGGTAGAATATCTACTAAAAAACACTCAAGATTATGTTATATTTGGCGGAGTAAGAAGGTTAAGTGTTTATAATCATAAAAATATTAAAAATATTCAGTCCGATAGATTCTACTTGGTTAATTTTGATTTAACAGATGCTCATTCGATATCTAGACTTATCGAAAAACTACAGCCAGATTATTTTATAAATTTTGCCGCTCAAAGTTTTGTTGCAAGTAGTTGGGATTTTGCTCGACAAACGTGGAGTGCAAATTCTACAGCAATTCTAGATTTATTAGAAGGTATCCGATTATATAAACCTTCTTGTCGTTTGTATCAGGCTGGATCTAGCGAAGAATTTGGAGATGTTTTATATTCTCCACAGGATGAAAATCACCCCTTAAGACCTAGAAGCCCTTATGGAGCAAGTAAAGCCGCTTCCAGACAGTTGATAAAAGTTTACAGGGAGTCTTATGGTCTTTATGCTGTTCAGGGGTGGTTATTCAACCATGAAGGCGTACGTCGTGGAGAAGAATTCGTAACAAGGAAAATTACAAAAAATATTGCTAGAATTAAGAATGAAATAAATAATAATCAAAAAATTGTTCCACTCGAACTGGGGAATATCGACGCGAAAAGAGATTGGAGCGATGCGGAAGATTTCGTTGAGGGGGTTTGGTTAATGCTTAACCAGGAAAAAGAAGTTAAAGATTACGTTCTTTCCTCTAATGAAACCCATACCATCCGAGAATTTGTAGAAAAAGCTTTTCTCGCCGCTGGAATTCCTTGTCACTGGTCTAGTTTAAATCTTGATAGAGACGATCATCGTCCAGAAAATGAAGCTCTGAGAAAAGATACTGGGGAAGTTTTGATGAAAATTAATACAAAATTTTATAGACCAGCAGAAGTAGAATTGTTATTAGGAGATTCAAGTATGGCGAGAAACGAGCTTAAGTGGAAGCCGAAGTCGTCATTTAATGATCTAGTTAAAAAAATGGTTTTGCACGATCTTAATGAAATTTAAAAACATCTTCGGAAGAGAAGTTAATAAAAATATAAATAAATTTTTAGTCAAATGGGATGATCCATGCAAAAGCAAAGTTCAGTTTAAAGTTAAAAGATTTTTCTTTAATTTTTGGAAGACTCATGTGGTAGTAGAAGAGTTCCCTGTATTTGGAACAAGAATGAAATGCGATTTAATTAATTTTACAAAAAAAATTGCAGTTGAAACCCATGGATTGCAGCACGAAAAATTCGTTAAACATTTTCATAAAACAAGAACAGGTTTTAAAAATAGCGTAAAAAGAGATTTTCAAAAGCATGAGTGGTTAGAATTAAACGGATTTAAGGTTATTGAAATTTTTGAGAATGAATTCGAGTTTCTTTCTGAGGAATGGCTAGAAGAAAAATTCTCATTGACTTTATAATTTAAATTGAAAATTTATCCTAAATAGGTTAATATGCAAAAATGCAAAGGTCCTATATTGGAATAAGCGGAGTAGCTAGAGCCGGAAAAGACTCATTCGCAAGACATCTAAAAAAATTATTAGAACTGTCTACTCCAAATAAAAAAATAAAGATTTGTCCGTTAGCGGCACCTCTTAAACAGGACTGCGAGTCTTTTGTTCGAGAAAAATTAAATTTAAATGTGTTCTCAGATAATACCGAGGAAAAGTCTATTTTTAGAGAGTTATTAGTTTGGTATGGAAAAGTAAAAAGGCAACAAACTCATGGCCAGTATTGGACAAACCTCTTAGATCTAAGTCTAGAAAATTCCGACGTAGATATATGTATTATACCAGATATTCGTTATTTTCAATATGAAAAAGATGAAGTTCCATGGCTAAAAGGAAAACCTTTAAATTGTTTTATTCATATTCAGAGAATGCTACCGGATGGTAGTCTGGTACCTCCCGCTAATATGGATGAATCAATAAATGATCAAATCATTAGGGAGTATGCCGATAGTTCAATTAAAGTGCCGACCTTCTTAAGTGAAGAATGTATCCTAAATGAAATCCAAAAAATAGTTGAAGAAACCTATTGCAATACTATTAAAGTAAAGTTAGATTTATAAAATATGTCAAACCAGATTAGAAGCGTCGATATAGAGAAGCATGTTTTAGCTGGGTTTATAAAACACCCTCAATCTTTTTTTGAAGTTTCTGACTTTATCTCAGAAAATGATTTTTCTAATGGTCATAAAACTATTTTTTCTATTATTAGGAATCAAATAACAAAAAATGAACCATTAGAGCCCGTTATAATTGCAGAAAAAATTAAAAATCTAGGAATTTCATTTAAACAGGATTTTGATATCTTTGATTACATAGAGAGCCTAACATTTTTAAAAATTAGCCAAAAGTCGCTATCAGATGCATGTAAAAATTTAAAAACTATTACCATTAGACGTGAAATTGCAGATACGGCAACTTCTATCTCTCAAGCGATGTCATCCTGTGGCGACAAATCTGCCGATGAAATTATTACCATGGCAGATAAGATGTACAATGATAAAATTACAGCTTATGACTTAGATAGTAGCCCAGAAGACTTATTGGGTGGAATTGCGGAACTTATCGAGCACAGGGCATCAAATCCGATAACACAAACTGGATATTTAACGCCATTTAAAACTTTTAATAAAAATTATGGAGGACTTCGTCCTGGAGAACTCTATGCTTGGGTAAGTAGACCTAAGCATGGAAAAAGTACTATTCTAAGCCATATAGCCTCAAAAGCGACGGTAATAAACCCAAATTTGAATGCCCTTATTCTAGATACGGAAATGCAAACAGAAGTAATTAAATTTCGAATTGCAAGTAGTATTACCGGAATACCTATGTGGCATCTAGAAACAGGAAATTTTAAAAAAAATAAAGAATTGTTGGCGAAGTGGAATAGCAGTAGATCAGAACTTGCTATCACAAATGGCCGCGTGAAACATCTTCAAGTATCAGGCAAGCCGATTGCAGAAATTGAATCAATTATTCAAAGGTGGTATTTAGGGCAAGTTGGCAGGGGTAACCCGGCTATCGTTGTTTATGACTATATCAAACTAACAGGAGAAAATGAAAAAAATAAACAAGAATACCAATTAATCGGAGATAAAGTTGATAGATTAAAAGAATTATCGGTTAGATTAAATATACCTATTCTAACAGCTTGTCAATTAAACAGAAGCGCTGAGAATGGAACGGATGATAGTTCCGCTATTGCTCAAAGTGATAGACTCCAATGGTTCGCAGCTTACGTTGGAATTTTTAGAAGAAAAACTTTAGAAGAACAAGCGGAAGACGGTGCTCAATTCGGATCACATAAAATGATCGAATTAGCTTCTAGATATCAAGGAGAATTTGCTCATGGACATTCTGATTTAGTAAGGGTAATGGTAAACAATCGTGTTGAATATCGTAAAAACTTTATATCTTTTGATGTTAAAAATTTCAATGTGGAGGAGAAAGGCACTTTACAAGATATTATAGATCATCAAAACGGAGTAGGTGTAAATCTGTTTGATAGGCAAAATGAAGAAAATAATTTACTATGAGAATTTTAGAACTGCTTAAACAAGCAGGATGCAACCCTAAAAATTATGGCTCATATATAACTTGTAGCGCAAAGTACAGGGGCGGTAATGACCCAAGTTCTATAGCAATATATTTTAATAAAAATATTGTAAAAGATTTTGTTACTGGTAAAGTTTTCTCTATTGAGGACTTTTTGAAATCTACTTTAGATTTAAAAGATACGGAACAAGCCAGGTCACTTCTAACTTCGGATGGCGAATATTTTAATTTCGCGTTTAATGATACAACACCCCAAGATCCATTTTCGAGTGCTTCAAAATTTTATCCCCATGAATACCTATCCTCCTTAAAAGATAATCATTCTTATTGGAAAAATCGAGGAATTTCAGAAGAAACTCTCAAGCAATTTAAAGGTGGGTTGTGTTTAAGTGGTAAAATGTATAATAGATATGTTTTTCCAATTTTTGATTCACGGTTTAAAATTAGGGGATTTTCTGGACGAGATGTCTCCGAAAACCCCAAAATTAAATGGAAGCATATTGGGGCAAAAAATGAATGGGCTTATCCATTAATTTTTAATTATAATATAATAGCGGAAAAAAGAGAAATTATTCTTGTGGAAAGTATTGGAGATATGTTATCTTTATGGGAGTCTGGAATTAAAAATACCGGAGTTACATTCGGTACGGATTTGGGGAAAGGATTGCTAAAAGCTATCATTAGGCTCGACCCAAATAAAATTATTATAGCAACAAATAAAGATAAAAATTTCGCTGGACAAAAAGCTTCTATAAAAATTAAATCTAAATTCAAAGATTTTTTTGATCCAAATCAGTTAGAAATTCGACTCCCTTTTAAAAATGATTTCGGGGAGCAGTCTATAGATGAAAATATTAAATGGTATGAAAATTAAAACAAAATGGGTAAAAGCTT